TACAACTAGAACATCAGGTCGCACACATCTTACAAAAACAAGAAGAACATGGATGGTATTTCGACGAACGAGCAGCCTACGAGCTCGAATCAACTCTCAGAGGAGAACTGGAAGAAGCTACAGAAGTATTACGCAGAAAATTCGGGTTCGTTGCTGGAACAGTGTTTACACCTAAGCGAAATAACCGGACACAAGGGTACGTACAAGGATGCCCATTTACAAAACTTAAACAACTTAACCCAACATCAAGAGACCACATAGCATGGATACTGAAGACCCACGAGAACTGGACACCGACACAACTCACTGCCACAGGCAAAGCAGTCGTAGACGAGACAGTATTGAAAGATATTGGGTCGGAGACAGCCCTCTTGTTTCTGAGATGTCTCGATATTACCAAGAAATTGGGGATGATCTCGGAAGGCGTGAACGCATGGCAGAAGCTTGTTACGACGTGTAACAGGATACACCATCATTGTTCTGTCGCCACCAACACATTTCGATGTGCACACAGAAAACCAAATTTAGCCCAAGTACCAAGTGACAAAAGATTTAGAAAACTATTTCAAGCTACACCTACTAAAGTTCTGGTCTCTGCCGATCTTAGTGGTATTGAGCTCAGGATGCTCGCCCACTACCTCGCCAGATATGATAAAGGACGTTATGCTCGAATCCTTACAACAGGAGATATACACCAAACCAATGCCGATAGAATCGGAATTACCCGTCGACAAGTTAAGACTGTTACCTACGCCTTCCTTTACGGGGCAGGGAACATCAAACTAGGTAGAAGCTTTGATAAGTTACTATCCGAAGAAGCCGCTGCACAAAAGGGAGCGGATATACGTAAAGCTTATGTTGCTGCCATTCCGGGTCTTGCGGAGTTGTTGGCGGCTTGTCAAACATGTAGCCAAAGAGGTTATGCAAACGCCATCGACGGTAGGCGTATCAGCGTTGACAAAGGGCATAAGTTTCTCAATTACCTCCTACAGGGATCAGCAGCGACAATCGCCAAGAGATGGATGGTCACAATAAACCAGTGCCTACCACCTGACGGACACCAGCTATCCTTCATACATGACGAACTAAACTATGAATGTTATAGGCGTGATTGTGAAGAGTTAGCTAGATGGCTAGAGCTTGCAGCCAAAATGGCAGGCGAATATTACAACCTAAGATGCCCTATCGCAGCTGAAGCTAAGATTGGACAGACTTGGGCTGACGTACACTAAACCACCATGAGATTACTAATAGATGCAGACTTCATAGTATATAAATGCTGTGCAGCCTGTGAAACAGAGATAGATTATGGGGAAGACGTTATATTTGTTACATCAAACTTTTCAGACGCATATAATGCTGTAAAACGTGAAATACAACAGATACAAGATGTATTTGGCTCATTCAGTAAGCCTATACTCTTTTTTAGCGACTCTAAGAATTTTAGGGAAAAAATTTCCCCAGATTACAAAGGGCATCGAAATAGAAAGAAGCCCTGCGGTTACAAACGTGTCATACGGAACCTTAAAATTGAGTATGACGTTTGCATCATGCCGGAACTGGAAGCCGATGATGCTATGGGCATTTATGCCACCAAACTTACAGGGAATATCATTGTTTCTCCTGACAAAGACATGAGACATATCCCCGGCAAGCTATATAATCTCGAAGACACCACAACGATCACACCAGAAGAGGGTGCAAAGTGGCATCTGATACAGACGCTAGCAGGCGACCAGACAGATGGCTACAGTGGCGTTCCCGGGATCGGAGTGAAGAGAGCGACTACTCTTTTCGAGAAAGAAGGCTACAGCTGGGCTACAGTTGTCAAAGCTTTTGAAGACAAGGGGCTCACAGAACAAGATGCTCTCTGTAATGCAAGGCTAGCCAGAATACTTACAAACGAGGACTATGATTCCCAAAAGCAAGAACCAAGACTCTGGACACCTACGCCCGAGTACCAAGTTGACTCTGGAACAGGAGTTCAAGTTGAGATTAGTTGAAGATAGGCTCAGAGAAAGATATGATACAAACAAGGAGGATGTAATTACAGTCTTCCTTGCTTTACAAAAACAAAACTTTATACTAGGTAACAACCTAAAAAACATAATTAATTTTATTTAAAATGTCTAACTTAATCTCCCGTACTGGACGGGTACAGTCTTGGATCGACGATCCTACATCAAGACTACCTGTATCATGCACAACCTTTGTTGTCGAAGACAGCATGGAAGGTGACAATGGCATCGAAGCTAGCTGGAGGTTTGCAAGTCACGCACTAAGATTTGGTGCTGGCTGTGCTATCCACCTATCAAAGCTTAGACCAGCCGGTCATACTAATGACAAAGGACTTGTGGCTACTGGCCCAGTCAGCTTCGGCAAAATATATTCAGCTCTAAATGAAACCTTGAGAAGAGGTGGAGCTTACAAGAATGGTGCTATTGTATTGCACCTAGACCTATGCCACCCAGACGTGGTAGACTTTATTACAGCTTCCAGAACAGAACTGCCTTGGGTCAAGCGTTGTGTTGACATCGACGATGAGATGTGGAAGTTCGCAGACCAAGACACTAAGGACGCTTTGCTTTATGGAATCAAATCAGGAGACATCTGGCTCAACAAAATCAAATACACAGAGACCGGGGAGCGTATCTATGGAAACGTCTGTCTTGAGGTATACTTGCCCTCACGTGGAACGTGCTTGTTACAGCATGTCAATCTCGGTGCCTGTACACTCGACAATCTACAAGAGGCTTTCGTTACAGGTATGTCCGAGTTGTGCGATCTCCATGGGAGGACAGGTGTTGGAGAATCTGGAGAATACCTTACCCCAGACAATGACAGACAAGTGGGGCTTGGAGTGCTCGGTCTTGCAAACTTCCTCAGAAGATACAACATCACGTACGAGAAATTCGGAGAGGCACTCCGCTTGGTAAACCTTGGCCACTCGGCTAACAACGAAGCAGGCTGTGCCGCTTGGGCACTAAACAATGCGATCTTTGAGGCAGCTCAGATTGCAAGAGAAAACAATATGGTAAGGGCGTTCGCTATTGCACCCACTGCCAGTTGCAGCTATCGCAGTAAAGACCTAGACGGCTTTACATGCACACCCGAGATAGCACCACCAATAGCTAGAATGGTTGACAGAGACTCCGGCGAGTTCGGAGTAGATAGAGTCAACTACGGTAACGTTGAGATAGCAAGTGAAGTAGGATGGGACGCATACAAGCGTGTAGCAGACGAAATCATGAAGATGCTCGATAGGACAGGATTGCTTCATGGCTACAGCTTCAACAGCTGGAGCGACATGATTAGATATGATGAAGCATTTATAGAGGAGTGGCTTGGAAGTCCACAGACCTCTTTGTACTATTCATTACAAGTTATGGGTGATGTTCAAGATAAGTCTGACGCTTATGCAGCACTTGGAGACACTGACATACAGGATTATTTGGATGGTATTCTTGATAACAAAATCGAATGTGACTGCCAACAATGAACCCTTATACAAAATTATTAGAAAGAAAAAGAACATGGACTCCCGTAAAACCCACCAAAGGGGAGGTAAGATCTGGTGCTGAAGAAACCATCAAGCGTGCTCTCGCAATACGTCATATGGAGCTACCAGTTGGAGAATTTATATCACAAGGCTTGGAGAAAGAAGTCCCGCAGGCAGCGAGGACACTTCTTGAGTCAAACGTTAAAGATGAGATTAAGCATGATCTCGCTCTGGGCTTCATTGTTGAATCCCATGGGGCTGATCCCATTGCTGAAATGGAGGCGATACGATTAAGAGATGCTTGGCTACAACACCCTGACCACACTATCGCAAAAGCCCTCGTGGCCGAGCGAGCTATATTCTTTGTTTTATTGCCTATGTTTCGTTTTCTTGGTGATGCAGCTCTTAGAACAGTATCAGCTGATATATCCAGAGACGAACAGATTCACGTGGCGACTAATAGCTTGGTTTGTGCCGAGCTTGGTCTTCGTCCTAGCCCTAGCTTGGATAAGCTTCGGAAGGCAACTATATCTTGGGTACTACAACCCCTAAAAACTTCACCGGACAAACATTTAGACAAATCATTCTGGCTGGATGCGAGCGACCGGCTGATGTATGAAGGCAAAGCACCACAGTTTGCCGACACAAAAGCAGCTCGCATGCCAGCGTTCTTTGAACATGCAAA